GGACTTAAAGCAAGATGAAGACCTCCCGACTATTGCGGAGAGTAAAATTCAGAGAGACGAATCTCTCTTGAAAACCTCGGTTTTCATCTTTAGATTCGTCTGTAACGAATGCCTGAATGCTTTCTATTCAGGACTATATTCTTTTACGCTATTGTGATATTAAACAATACTGGTGGGCCTTTATACATGAAAAATGTAAAATCGTCTCCACCAGAAACGTAGTGCGTGGCTGTTGTAGTTTGGGAATTTGAGCCAGTCTTAGTCAAATACAAGAAACCTCCATGATAATTGACCCGGAAAGGATCAACTTCAGAATTGTTCAAGTATGAAAAAGAATAAACCCATGGATTTGTAATTCTCAAAGGTACTTCAGCATTGGCAACCGAGGAAATGTCTGCACCTTGTAACATTCCTAAGTAGGGAATTGGGGAGTCATTGTTTGAAACAGTGACACTATTGTAATTTCCCGTTAAATTCGTTCTTATAGCCATTTGACTTGATACGATACCAGGGTTGTTGGTAACGAACATATGTCGCATTGATCCACGTCTTCCCACAAAACATGGTGCTAAATAAGCAAGAACTGTCCATCCAACATTTTGATTATCATTATTGTAAACTCCCCCAACTATGTTTTTCACATAACCAGGAGGGCATACAAAATTATTGACAAAACGACCAGTAATGAAACCAGGTTGCATTGTCATCTTTTCATAATAAACATAACGTTTGATGGCATTTCTCCACGATACGAATTTCTCTGATGCATATAGTTCTGCGAATTCAGAACTTATCATCGGTCTAGTATTACCTATCTCGACAGATTCACCAGAAGAGTTAACGACTAAGCTCGATGCTTCAAAGACGTCTTCTTCTTCTTCAGCTGTTTCTACAGCTGTGAATCCTGGGGGTGTTTCGAAAGGGTAAAATCCAGCAAAAGCAGTATTTGCCGGAATAACCGTTTGAGTAGCAGCAGGAGTAAATCCTATACGTGTTGTAGAATTTTGCCAATAATCGAAAGAGGGAATGGATAACTCAAAGTCATCCCCACCGCACAAATAGGTTAAAATTTGCACAGTAGTGGCAACGCCACCAGCCCTTAACGCCGAGATGACTTTTGCCGTCAATTTCCCTTGACTTGTAGTGATGAGATTCGTTACATCACCTACAAAAGCTCTATTTTGCTGAAAATAGGCTCTACTAGTATAAGGAATATCAATAACTAACTCTTTCATGTTAGCTAAATCATATATTAAACTCATATTAGTATTTAGACCACTTCCAACTAGTGCGGTCTGACTAGGTTCAAATGTGAATTGCAACCTGCCTGTGTGAAAGGCAGTGCATGGGATCACAAATTTAAATTTGAGAGATCCTCGACTAGCTACATGTGCCATACAAAGGTATGATATGTGGCTAGGAGCGTAAGGCATTGTTTGATCAGTCAAAAATGGTGAACACTGTTTGTTGTAGATAACGGTTCCTATAGATTGAGTATTATCCCAAGGTGTTCGACACACAAGGGAGTACAACTTAAGTATAGAAGCATAGGCCATCTCATCATCAGGGGGCAATCCTAACAATGAGGGATCTATTGTGGTAGCTGCTCTTGGGTCAGTAGCTAAAACCACACCAGAATCTTCAACAACAGTTTGGGTGATCTGCCCTGTTGATCTTATTTGCTGTAGATTAACAGGGGTTGCATTATTTGGGGCACTGAAACCAAATAATGTCGCCAGTTCCGCAGCACCTTGTGCGGCAACTGAGGCCGGAGTAGCGTATCTGCCAATAATTGGAATGGCAGAAATGTCACGAGCATACTTCGCCATGGTTGAAAGTGGCTTAGAAAGTATACCTTTATAATCAGAAGATGGAATGATGGAAGTTTTCCAACTGATTTTAACATCGTGAAGAGAAGCAAATACGGTAACGTCAACGTATGGTGCAAGAACACCTGTAGATGTAGTTAGCAACTGTGCTGCGACATAGGGCTTGAAAACCCCAATATCGGAGAAATTTGCTACTACACCAGCTCCCAGGATGGCAGGGAGTGGTGATGTCCATGGTAATTCAACCTCAATTGTTGAATCACTACTTGGATTAATTTGAATCTGTAGAGGCAGATTGGTCACAGCGTAACCAACTAAACCATTTACCTGTGCTCGGTAAGGGTCACCACCTGGATTGGGTAGGTATCCAAAATTCAATCTTCCATATTGATAAGCATTTCCATTCGTGATGAAACGAACTTTAAGTTTACCAGTTATGAAATATCCATTTGCTAATTTACGTTGAACTGCAGGATCTGCGATCCATAATGCCCAAGGGTTGATATCGGGCACTGAACCGCCAATGTCCCAAGTAAATGCTGTAATCTGCACTGGTTGCGCAAGAAAATTTATAACATCCATATCAGTGGAAACAAATGATGAATTCAAATTAGGAGCAATGCCTGTTTGAATATCATTAGTACCATCTGCAAATACCCCTTCAGAAACTGATGTTTGTGAGACACCAGATGCTTCGGGTACAGGGTTACCAATAGTCTTGAACGGACCAGATGGTCGGTGTACAGCACCTCCAGATAAACCACCTCCAAGGATGGTTCCGCTACGCTGGGCCATAGTGGCTGTGTCCGCGGCTATAAAGCCTTCGGATAATAGGCTGGCAGTGCCCACAGCTGATGCAAAGCTAGTTGTTCCAGCACCTAAAGTGCCGGCAGTGATTAATGCGTCGGTTGGTCGATTTTCGCAAAGGTGGAGACCAGATCCACCAATGAGGCCCTTGTCGCGTTACAGGGACATTAGTAACGCCATCGTGCTTTTTATTAAATAAAAAGGAGGGTAAAGCATAACCTCCGGGTCCCTAGGCGAAAAATACATTCAAGTTGTTAGCAAAATATAAATCAGTCAACTGCTGATAAGTATACCATTTAACACTCATTGTACTTTCCTCGTCTCCCATTAAGATAAAATATTTTTCTGACATTGCCTTCAGAATTTTCTTTTTATCTTCAAAAACTTGTTCACCAAAGAACCAAAATTGTTTATTAGCATCACATAACAAAATAGCTAACTGATGCCTCTCAGCACTAGTTTCGCAATCTGTATATGCTAAACTTTTCCAAATTGAATCTTCCTCAAGAGGACACAAAACAATTTCCTGGTCACGCAAAGTACAGGGAACAAAACTTCTTTTCAAAAAGGTAATCTTTTCCATTGGGAAAAACAACGCATCCGTTTGTTCTTTCTCACTAGTAGTGTAAACTAAACCGTACACACTTAAAGCTTCCTTTATTTTCTGGAAATTAAAATTTTCATCTTTGGTACCTAAAATATGATCATCTCCATATGTATACAATATGTTCTTAAGTCTGAAGGAGAAAACAGGCTCAGCATACATTCTATACCTAGCTAACATAATAGTAAACCAGGCTAGTCGCATATACATACTCGCAATGAAACAATTGATCGTGATCGTAATAACATGTCCAGACACAAAGCCTTTGCTAAAACCAAAAACATCGTTTTTCATTAAAATAGCTGCAAAAATACCGTCATTAATTAATCTGAAAACTAAACTCTTATCCTCTGGAGTGTAGTCTAGAAAATTATCAACAATGTACAAGGCAAGATTATTAAACATGAGAAGGAAAATTCTCAAATGTTCAATATCGAAACCAGCAAAATCACCAGCTAATAGATTATCATATTTAGAAAAACCATCATAAATATCCTTCCATTGGTTAGACATACAGTTCACGCCTACACAATGCTCAAAGAATGATGCATTATCTTGTAGAAAAACAATAATTGGCATAAGATACTTTCTGCAAGCAACAGAGTAGAAAAATGGCGAGCCATTAAAAATTCTTTCCTTACCCTTAGCTATCTTTTCCACACTTTTGATCTCATCTTTCTTATGGGCACTAAAGATTGGCCTACCACCTATTCCTCTCGAATATCGGTAAATCCATTCATTATACTTCACAAGAGTATCAGGATTCATAGTGTATTTCTCTTCAAGAACTCCATCGACATTTGGTACTTTACTTAATTTACAATGTTCTTTCTTTTTACCTTTCATTCCAAAGCCGCAAGATGTATTCATATTCAACCTATTGAAGGGTTTTTCTGAATTTATTGCTTGGAATAAAGATAAGGGACCAGATTTAATTGCCGGTACTGGCAAGTCTGCAATCCCATCAATGTAATCATTAAAGCACACTTGTGCCATATCTAATGAAGGTTCGACTCGATTTGAAATATTTGATAACCCTGCTGCTGTGATGCAGAAGGGGTCAATGTAAATAGTTCGGTCACCATCAACGATAGTTCTAGAACGTAAAATTGGAATAGCATACTCTTTCTTAAGAAAAGGTTTGACAGTCTCAAAGAAAAGAGTGGGTCTAAAATTAGTTTTACTTTCACGAAATGATTCTGGTATTGATCCATAGAATACAGCACCACTAGTGTATCCAACAATGTGATCAGCAATACCACGTTCCGAAGAACTTGGTTCGAGATCAACATCAAATGGAGTGGCATCATAAGCACCAACTACTTTTTGGGTCAATAAAATGTCTTGATCAGTAATTTTTGGAAATGGTAAGGCAAATCCTTCTCCACTCTTGGAGGCGGACACAATACCCAAGATACCAAAACCTTTCTCTGACAAAGAAACAATTAAACTACCTGAATCACCCAAACTAATGTCAGGAGAATCAAAACTAAAACCAAACTGTTCTAATTTGATTGGTCCTTTCAAGGACATTGAATATCTCATATCTGAATGACGTAATCGAGTTATAGGGAAATATTTAAGGACATCTATTCCTTCAACTTTCCTGATAACAACCATGAAGACATCAGTAATATTCATAGGGTAATTTCTATCATACTGTCTCACATAATCCATAAGATTAACAGATTGATGGGCACTACTTAGGTAAAAAGTAATAAAATCCATCAAACTTGAATTTGGATAACGGAATTCTCGACAAGAAGTTCTAGTTAGACGATGGTCCTTAATTGCAGGACCAGGAGCATCTATAAACTTCCTAAGATGAACAAGTGATTCACTATCACCTTCCATCAAAGCTAATAAAGCATGATAATTTGTGGCAAAAGCTTGATTACCAATATGAACACACATAGCTGTACTAGTGACAGAATCCCTGAGGTCAGTAATATCCATTCGATATATACTCGTTTCGATCAGTTTCTTGAAACGTTCTAAAGTTGTATCTTTCATCCGAGGATGAAATGCATCTGGAGAATATATAACTACCGGCCTATATGGAACCCCCGTTGGTTGCGAGGGGTACGCATAAGGCTTAGAGTCGATACTTTCTTCAAATTTAATGTCAACTTGTTTTCCACCTACTACTACATTAGTACTGGCTTTAACAGCAGCTGTCCAAGAATCGTAGAACTTCTTCATAAAAATAAGGAGAATACCGGCGGCCACAACACCACCAGCTAATTTCAACTTTTCTTTATTACGTTCGAGGACCTTGTCAAGTGTTCGTTTAACATCTTTCTTGATAGCATCAATGAAAATTTCCTTGTCAACCAAAACATCGACTTTTTCAAGTGACAGTACAATTCTACCAATATTCGTATTTTGAAAAGCAATTGGAATGGTGAGCACGAAAGTGCACAACCAAATCCACAGAGCAGCAACAATACGAGAATCAGTAACAAAATTGGAAGCTTCTAACACTTCTTCAGAATCTGGACAATCATCATGAACATCAGCACGAACTGGACAAATCACCTTTTCGATGTGTTCATCACAATGTAAAATACCGCAAGTTTTGCAAATTTTGGTATTATACAGAGCAGCTTGACTTACACAAGCTCGCTTTTGGCGAGACATATGTTGATCAAAAGTAAATTTGAAAGCACGTTGAAAATCTCTGTGGTTAAGAAAATAATTATTGTGCGCTTCAAAATAATATTTTGAATCCTTAGGGTTACAAGCACCATCAGGATCAACATATCGTCGATTAATCTTGTATTTATCTCCAGCAGGTGTGCGGAAAAATACTTGAAAAATTTGTGCCTTGTGAATATCTCCACCAGCAGCATCAAGTTTCTCATGATCGAGTACTCGATTATCTCCAATATATTTACAATAATCTGGATGAATATCTACCACTACTAAGGTCGACAACCTACGCCAAACAGCTGCAGGGTGTGTCATTAAACCTTTGGCATTTAGTTCTTCGGAATTTGAAGAAATAATAACTGCGGTAAATAGGAAAAGTAACATACCTTTTCCTTCGAGTTCTGCACGGTTAGAAGTCATCGGAACAGAATTAATTAATGCCATCAATCTCTTTAGATCCCTAGCTGGATCTGGAGAAGCATTAGTCAACACTGCACCAACTTCATCAAAAATGCAAATATCTTGACCTTCATGAAAATTATTATCATGATCCTGTGAAGGATCTACATTATAAACACGGCTCGTTGAAGATTGTTTATCTGGTGTAGACCATTGTTGCATAAGAGTAGACATGACTAACATCACATCTGTCTTACCAACTGAAGTCTCACCAACAACCTGTACGCCCAAGGGTGTAGGGCGAGGAGCTGTTAAAATAATACTTGTATATAATAATTTCTTCTTAGACAATAAAGAATCAATCATAAGCTTAATTCGCGAATGAGTGATACTATTAAGAGTTTTCTTAAGCATCAAGGATTTTCCTTGTTTGACCAGATCATCAATCTGAACAATCAATTCATTTCCCATTTCTTTAGAAATACGCTCAACAAGTTTATCATCTAAAGTTCGAAGCATATCGTGAGATATATCGTACCATGTTGTTGCCTCATCAGCAGCAAACATAACACGCCAATCTTTACCATCCATATAAGCATAACCAGCATTAATAACCTGTGTGACGAAAGTACAAATACTTCCGACTACGTCTCCAGACTTAATGTCAATATAACTCAATTTCTTGATGATATAATCATAGACATCCCAACCTTCGAATTTGGAAGCTATAATCATAATCACGATTTTCTTAAGAATAGATCCAGCGCTCGCAAAGAGGCCAGTTTTCTTAAAATCGTCATAAAAATTGCTCGGACGTAATTCATTAGTGTCCACACCGGACCACTTCATGACTTGGACGACTATTTTTGTCACAACTTTAACAAAAATGTCCGTGATATCCATATCAAAATAAGCAGCAATACATAATCCAAAGTGGATATATAATGTTGTTAAAGTTGGAGGAATGTCAAATGTTTTCGTTCGATACGTAAACTTACGCATACGAAGAGCAAGACTGGCATATTGAACTGCATTGAAAAATTTCCTAGGGTAAGGACCTTTTTCAATAGCAGCATATGTTTCATCGATAATAGTCTGCTCTAATGTTTTAACATTACGAAAAGTATGAGTTTCAGGTGGACGGGTTTGAAAGCCCGGTAACTCAAAATCTGGCAAATTAGAATAACCAGCATCACCATCTTCTAATAGTAACGTGGTAAAATTCTCAAGGTTATCAGTTTCTAAAGTACTTGGTTCTAAATCATAATGCTTGAATTCGGATAAATTAGGTAATGAGTAATGTGGATTACATCGTTGGCCCCAATCTTCTAAAGGTAAAGCTGAATATTCTTCATGTTTCCAGTGAAATGTTTCGCCATAAACGAAATTCACTAGATCTACATCGATACCATGTTCTTTGAAATTAATAAACTCATCATAAGCTTTATCATACTTCTTTTTGATACTCTTCGGATCTTTCTTCTTAAGTTGTCGCGCCACGTATGCAGCACGTTTAAGTTCTTTGGCTTGAATATCAATAGTAGCCTTGGCAACACGCAAATCTCGTTGCTGTTCATGCCAAGCTAACTTAACAGTTTCCTCATAATGCTTAGAAGCATAATCTCGTTCATTTTTCTGTTTAAGAATCATTGACGGAGTGTACTCCTTAGCTTTATGTATCATTTGGGCATTGCGCCCATCTAATACATGCAACTTAGTCCAATCTTGGACTTTAGGTTTAACTGTCTCAGCAAAATTTTGCTGGAATTTTACGACTTTCGGATCAAGACCTTTCTTGAGTGCCGATGCGTAATTCATTTTTCCTTCTGTTTTTCTAGTTGTTTTTTGTTTACATTCTGGGAATTTTCCTGACAATGAGGGTGCTCGCTGAGCTTCGCCGATATTAATCTTGTTTTGTCTTTTGGTTGAATGTACGTTAGTTGCTTAATAATTGTGATCGTCTCTTTTGACTTCATTAAAATTAAGTTTCCCTCCAATTAAGGTCATATACAATCAATGTGTTTAAACTATTCTAGATAGGTTCCGAGGTCAGGAAAGTTCGTTTTATTTACAAAACACAATGATAATGTTGTTCAAGCAGGACCCTGGAAACATTTGGGTGATCTATTTTCTCTATGGAATAAATTTATCGTCACTTGGACGAAATCTCATAGCAGTATTACTATCATAATCCCTAGGTTTCCGCGCTTTCTTCATTGAATTAACATTTTGTACCACTACACAAAATTGGCAAAATTAAAATTTAGACATATCTTACGTCATTAATAATATTAAGCAACTGCGCGTCCATACCCAATGGGTAAATAAAGGGTATTAGGAGCTATCACATCTGATCTAGAACAATTTATAATCTTGTTCTAGGAGAATCAATATGAATATTGATTCCCAGTTCGTGGAATTCTAATTTTACGATATTAGAGTCGGATTCAATAGAATCATTTGTATTAAAATCGAATACAGAAACAAACAAAGAGTAAGTGTTTTAACACCTATAACAAGCACACACATGTGCATCTATTATGCAAAAACTATATAATCACGGGACTTGAATAAAAATTCAAGTTCATAGATATATATAGTTTCTTCCCTGGTTGTAGGGGAGATCGGCGAGCTGCAGCAG